AGCATATGTATCACCATTCGTAGGACGTGTGGATGATAATTCATTTGGTGGTCTGTGTCTTGTTAAGGACATTGCTAAAGTATTCAGAGAACATATGGTAAGGACTGAAGTTTTAGCAGCATCCATTAGAGGTGTACGGGATGTAGGCAGAGCGTTTGAGTATGGGTCTGACATATGTACGATACCCCCGAAGGTCTTTGAGGGCATGTACAAGCATATACTGACCGATAAGGGACTGGAATTGTTTGACCAAGACCATCAACAAACACTGGAGACTCTAAAATGACGGATACTTTAAACTTTGCAGTTTATTCTAAGGATGGTTGTCCCAATTGTTCTAAGGTAGAAAAAGTGTTGGACTTGGCTGGTTTAAATTCTGTAATTTATAAATTAGATAAGAACTTTGATAAAAAAAGTTTCTTTGGTGAGTTTGGGGAAGGGTCTACTTTTCCTCAAGTTGTATTGAATGGAAAGAAACTTGGTGGGTGTACTGATACAGTAAAGTATTTACAGGAGCAAAAGTTGATTTAGATGTCACAAAATTTCGAAGAAATATATTATATTATAGAGGAAGCAATTGAACTTGCTTTTAAGGGTCAGTTTGTGATAAAATTATATGATTACTTTAAAGTGAGGGGAGTTACTAGATCAGAAGCAGATGAATTTCTTAAGAGTTCTACTGCTCATGAGATTGGTTCTCTTATTGTCGAACTTAATGAATACATTAAAGGAGGTAAGGATAGCGAACATCAACAATTGAGGGAGGCATATCATCATGTTCCTAAACCTCAAGCAAGAAAGATACGAGATTATCTTACTTGCATACTAGAAGATGCATTGAGGTATAGTAATGACCGAAAAAGAGGAAGAAGAAAAAAGGATTCTAAATAAAAACAAACCCGAAATCAATAAGGGTGTGGAATTATTGTTACGTAATAGGAGGAGAATCAAACCCAAGCCTAAAACTTTTCAAGTGAAGTTTGGAAATATGTTCTCCTTTTTCCGTAGGGAGATTCATTTTTATTTCGAATTTCATTTGGATGTTCGTAAAAAATAAAGAACTTTCTGGAGGAGAGTCATGGAAATGACCATAGTAACCCTAACTTTAACGACAGTTGTGTCGTTTCTTGCATTATTGGTAGGTGGTATGATAGGATGGATGGCAAGACAACATTCTTATGAAACAACACCTCAGATAGTTTACACTCATCCAGAAATGTTTGATGAGAATGGCAACTTATCTGCCGATGAAATTTTAGCAGTACGTTTTGAAAACAATCATGACAACACAGACGACGAAGAAGACGACGACTAAGAGGAAGGCTCCTGTAAAGAGAGTTAAACTTCCACCTAATCCGTTCCTTCATGAGATACTTGAATTAGCAAGTGATCAAAGAACAAAAGCAAAGAAAGTCGATATTCTTAAAGAATATAGAGATGATTCTTTGACTGCTGTTCTAATATGGAATTTTGATGATAGAGTTATATCTGCAGTTCCTGAAGGAGTAGTTCCATATAAGGAGAATGAAGTACCAGTAGGAACAGATCATACATCTTTACGTAGAGAATGGAAAAATCTTTTCCGTTTTATTAAAGGTGGTGCTGATGAATTAAGTTCTCTTCGTAGAGAGACTATGTTTATTCAGTTACTTGAAGGATTACATCCAAAAGAAGCAGAGATTATCTGTCTCGTAAAGGATAAAAATCTTAAAGAAAAATATAAAATTACTAAGGATGTGGTGGAACAAGCCTATCCTGATATTACTTGGGGAGTAAATCGTTCGGTATGACAACAAAGATTAAGGGGGAAGAAAAATTGGCTGAATCGCCAAAGAAAAAGGAAGATAAGTTCGATCCTTCCCAGTATTCTTGTGAGATTTTACTAGAAAAAACTACTCCTGAAAAAGCAAATGATAAGAAGTTTCCTAGTGATGCTTTTAATGTAATTTACACTGTTGATGGAAAAGATTTTTTAGATGTAACTCGTTCATGTAAGATGGTTAATATATTTGATATGTACTATGATAGATATGGTAACGTAAAGAAAATTGATTTTGGTATGGGTACAGTAAATCCCAGTCAATGGGGGTACAAACCACCTGAGAAAAAGAAGAGGAGAAAAGGATGAGTGACGAACTACTTAAGGCTCAGATCAATGCTTTGATTAGAGATGAAATTCAAGACTGCATAAACGATTATGTGGATGAGAAAGAAAAATCTGATGGGTTTGATTCTCCTAGTGGAGTTGGGTTTGTTGATATGAGACAGGATCAAGAGTTGAATGTTAAGATACCCAACCAAGAAGTAGATAAACTCATTAAAGAATATAAGAAACTTAAGAGAAAAGATAAGTCTAATTTTAGTCAGATAAAAAAACTTGGGTTGCTTGATAAGAATGGGAGGCCTTTATGAGTAAGATGGACACGCAGGGGATGAGTGCTCCCCTAACACCTGAAGAAGCAGCAAAACTTCCAAAGCAGGAATATATTCCTGCTATTAAAAAACCACGGAGACTATTTACTTCTGAGTATGCAAAGGAGTTAAAGATTCTTATTCATGAAGTATTAGATGAGAGAGAAGGTAACTTCCATTACACATCTTACTTTGATACGGAACAGTACAAGCATCCAGTAACGGAAGAGGAACCAGATTATACACCTCACTATACCCCTGCTTATTACCAGTGAGTAAACACAACTATGAAAATCCATCAGAGAAACAAGATTTGGCTCATGTAGAGTCAAGTCAGCATGAGTCTGAGGAAAAGGATGAGCATGGTTTTACTAAAAGAAAATCTATCAGTGATAGAGAATGCATTTACAAATGCCTTGATAACAATCGTCAGATGGCAGGCCTTGATAGGAAACAGGTTGCAAGATTATGTGATGAGTTTGCTGTCGAGAAGACAGACGAACAAATTAAGAATGAGTACCCACCATTATGAGACTTGGTATTATGTGTTCTGGCAACGGAACCAATTTTGAAAATATTGTTCGCACCTGTAGGGAAGATGAAGTTGTTGTGATGGTACACAACAAGAAGAAGTGTGGTGCTGCTAAGAGAGCAGAGAAATTGGGGATACCACATACTCAGATGAGTAGTAAGAATGAAGATACTATAATCCAGATCATGCAAGCATGGAAGGTAGATCTTATTGTCCTTGCAGGATGGATGAGAATAATAACACCTAAGTTGATTGATGCATATCCTAATAAGATTATAAATCTCCACCCATCATTGCTCCCTAAGTATAAGGGACTTCATGCTATAGAAAGAGCATTGGAGAGTGGAGATCAGGTGACGGGAGTTAGTGTTCATTATGTTAATGAAGAACTAGATGGTGGTGAAATTATAATGCAGGAGGAAGTTCCCATTCTTCCTGATGACAATATTGATACCCTCACTAAGGCTATACAAAGAAGGGAGTATTATCTTTTACCAAGAGCAATTGAACATGTTAAGCACCAAATACAGAAATAGAATCGTGGACATCTGTTGTCGGATAACGACGACTGATGGAGAGGTTGATTTGGATGATAGAATATGGATGAATAAATTATGTGAACATAATTTACATGCAAGAGAACTTCGTAATGCTTTAATGTGTCCTTATAAAATTGAGTAAACTGTATCAGGGAATACAAATATACTTGCATATATAGTATAACTGTGTTATTATTAACACATACGTTCATCCCCTTTGGGGACGCAAGTAAGCCGACTCGGAACGGATTCGTTCATCCTATGATCCCTTTTATTATTGCTACTGCCTTCACTTGTTCGGATGCTGATGAACTCATCTCTAAGATGAGGACATACAGAGTTGAGGAAGAGACACGAACTGAAATGATTCAGATCGTTAAAGACAGTGTAACTGAAACAGGATGTTGGGACGCAAAAGCCGACTAAAGGAACGGACCTAAAAATCCAACTACTTTAGGAGTAAATCCAATGGCAAAAGTAACCTACCGTGGTGTTACATACAACACCAATGACAAGCAAACTTGTCAGAAGCAAGTCTCTGAACTCACATACAGAGGCATTCATCATACAGAACAAAAAGTTGTGTGTGCAAGGTAAGTAACTAACTTACAACTACGTTTTAAAGAGGAGTGTTTGACACTCCTCTTTTTTTGTCTTATAATTAGTATGAAAAAAACAATCATATGAACAAAGCAAAACTAAAAGTATTAGTTAGAGCTCTGAAAGAGATTGTGGATGAATTGGAATCAGAAGTTTATTCTGACCCAGATGCATACGCAGGTTCTGAGGATTCTTCATTCTCTGCTCCCGATATAACTTACGATGAGGTCTTTGAAGACGATGACAGTTAAACTTATTAGTATTACACCAGATGCAGAAAAGACTATGGCATACATTGCCAGAGTTTCTAATCCAAATAACCAGGATAATGAAAAGTTTGCTGGTCTATTACGGTATTGTATTAAACATAATCATTGGTCTGTATTTGAACAGTCCTCTATGACTTTAGAGATCGAGACGACTCGTGCTATTGCTGCACAGATATTACGTCATAGATCGTTTACATTTCAAGAGTTTTCTCAGAGGTATGCTGATAGTAAACTTCTTGGAAACATTGATTTACCAGAACTTCGTAGACAAGATGATAAGAATCGTCAAAATTCTATTGATGATTTGGATAAGGAGACAGTAGAGAAACTTAATAAACAAATGCAGACTCTATTCAGTTCTTCTTTCTCATTGTATAATCAGATGCTTGAGGTTGGTGTTGCTAAGGAGTGTGCTAGAATGGTACTACCTCTTTGCACTCCTACAAGGATCTATATGACTGGTTCATGTCGTTCTTGGATTCATTATATTAATTTAAGGTCTGCACATGGAACTCAGAAAGAACACATGGTAATTGCAGAAGCATGTAGGAAGGTGTTTATTGAACAGTTCCCTGCAGTTTCTGAAGCTTTAGGGTGGGATTTATGAATTACGGAACTAAATATGGAACAAGTATAATAAATGATAATATATGGGAAAAAATAGAAAAAAATATTAATAATAAAAATTTAGACTGGAGAGATTCGACAACCTATCATCAGACTGATGATAATGATTTAATGAATACTGAAATAAGAAAATCTAAGAATTGTTGGATAGAGGATCATGATTTAGCTCAATCTTTATTTGATGAGGTATCATCTTATAATAGTGGACCATCTCAATGGAATTTAAATATCATTCATGTACAACCAATACAATATGGAATTTATTCTGAGGGGGATTATTTTAATTGGCATGTAGATCAATATCCAAAACGGGGTATTACAAGAAAGATTAGTGCTTCAATTTTTTTAAATGATCCTGATGAATATGAAGGTGGAGAGTTGGATTTGGAGATGTTAACCCCAACAGATTCTCCTAGATATCATTCATTTAAATTACCTAAACGTTCTATAATTCTTTTTCAATCAGATTTATGGCATCGAGTTAGACCTATTACATCTGGTGTAAGGAAAACATTAGTTGTTTGGTTTATTGGTCCTCCATATACTTAGACTAAATAAAATTATCACATTGTTTTATTATGCCAACATATCCAGTAAAAAATAAAGTCACGGGGGAGGAGAAAGAACTCTCCATGACTATGAGTAAATATGACGAATGGAGAAAGGAGAATCCCGA